TGAATGGGGCCATGAACAACCAAGGCATGCAGACAGGACAGCCTTTACCCACCTGACAAAACTCCCTGTTTTCAGGGGTTTTGAAATATTACTTCCGGGCTGCGTTTTCACAGACGGATGAAAGGAGATTCGTATGAATCCTGAAGAGACCATGGTCGAAGAGAATCTCGACAATACTGCGGACGACACGCTGGAAGAAGTTGTCGAGGAAGAAGAGGACATGTCCGAAAGCCTTATCGAAGAGGATGAGGCACCCGCTGAACCCGAGGAGCCAAAGGCCACGGAACCCGGGTGGATCAAACAGCGGGTAAACAAAGCAGTGGAGAAAGCTGTGAGGGAAACTGAAGCCCGTATGCAGGCGATGTTTGACCAGCAGATGGCTCCGATTCGGGAGAAGATCATGGAGGACGAAGCACAGGAGCTTGTGCGGTCGAAAAAGGTCGCTGACATTGAGACCGCCCGGGAACTCGTGCGCCTCCGCAACGGACAGCCTGCCGCAAAGGTCGAACAGACCCAGCCACGGCAGGCCAACGGGCAGTTTGCTCCCAAATCCGACCCGGCGACCTCGGCCCGGATCGACATGCTGAAACATCAGGCCGACAGGATTAAGGCCGCTAATGGCCCCGATGTAATCGCTGAGTTTCAGTCCAACGAGGAAATCAAGAAGAAAGTAATTTCTGGAGAGATGGACTTCTACGATGTGGCAGAAGAGATGAAGAAGCCCAAACGTAGAGCGCCCTCTCCCATGCGTTCTCCCAATGGATCGTTTTCCAACCCGAACGCTATTGAGTCCATGAGCGACGAAGCGTTCGCAAGACTTGAAAAAAGAATTGCAGAGGGAGCACGCATACGACTTAGTTAAGGAGAGATCGTATGAATTATTCCTACAATTCTGGCATTGCGCCGACCCTGCTGGAATCCTACCTCCAGCGCCGTGCACTCGAAAATGTGCAGCCCAACCTCGGATACCTGAATGATGCCCAGCTCATTGAGCAGCCCAAAAACAATGGTAAACATGTCACCTTCTTTAGGTATACCGAACTGCCCGCCGTGACCAAGCCCCTGTACGAAGGTGTGACCCCGGATGGTCAGAACCTCGAAGAGACTGCGTTCTCCGTCATGACCAAAAATTATGGCGGATGGATGGGCTATACCGATGAAATCGACCTGTGGCACGTTGACTCCAAGACGCAGGCTATGTCCGACCGTCTGAACCGTCAGGCGCAGTTGTCCATTGACACTGTGGGCCGTGACGCTATCTGCGCTGGCCTGAATGTCATGTTCCCCGGCGCTGTGACCTCCCGTGCGGCCCTGACCGCCTCCGATATCCTGACCTACGCCGTTATCAAAAAGGCTGTCAGGAACCTGAAGAGGAAGGGTGCGCAGCCGTTCTCCGATGGTTTCTACCATGCGAAGATCGACGAGGACACCTACTATGACCTGACGCAGGACACCCACTGGAATGATGTGGCGAAGTACCAGAGCGACCGTCGGGTGCAGAAGTACGAACTGGGTACCATCTACAATGTGAAGTTCTTCAGCGTTGACAACGGTAAGACCTTCACTGATGAAACCTATCTGTACGGCACCACGGATAAACTGCTGGCTCCGAACGCCTCTCCCGTGTGGGATGAGACCACCCGCACCCTGACCGTCTCTGCCTCCATTACGAGCGACATCGCCCGTGAACTGACTGGCAAGATGGTCTACGTGGCCTACACAACCTCCACGACCCGGGACACAAAGACCGTCATGTGCATCGAGAAGGTCACTTTCGACGCTTCCTATGCCTACGTGAAGTTCCGTTGGTCTCCCGGCTCTGCCGTGACGAACAACTGGACTTATGCCAAGGATGTGGGTATTATCCCGTCTGGCGGCGGCAACAGCATTGACGCTCACGCCACCATCATCTACGGCAAGGACGCTTTTGGCATGGTGAAGCTGGGTGGCAAGGGCAAGCCCAACATCCAGATCATTGTCAAGCCGCTGGGTAGTTCCGGTGACTCCGATCCCCTGAACCAGAGGGGTTCCATTGGCTGGAAGGTGCCGTTCTTCGCCTGCGCCGTTCTTCAGGACGACTTCATTGTCCGCATCGAGCACGGCTGCACGGCCTAATCATTCCGGGGGCTACTCAATGGGGTAGCCCCCTTTCTTTTTAAGGAGGATCAACATGGCAGATAATACTGAAACCCGGCAGGATGTTGTCGAGGCGAACATTGAAGAAGTTGTCGGCATTTATGGCGACGAAAACTGGATCAAACTTCTGGCTGTATGTCTGAAAGATATTTCCGTTTCCCTTGCGATGCTCGTAGATGGAAGCGCTGATTAAGAAAGGGGCAAACCATGGCTACTAAGAAAGCTATCGAAAATACGCTTACAATCACTTCTGTAGAGAAAGAACCCGATTATGTCGGGCCTTATGTTGATGTGTTTATTCCCGCCCTCGAAGAGAACGGGGATGGAGGCATGAAGGTAGACCAGTACGAACACGTTACGATTGCGAACGAGACAAAGGAAACCTGCTACAAGGTTCTCCGGGGTGAGAGAGTCCCTGTTCCGGTTCCCGTTTACATCGCTCTGAAAGAGAGATATCCCAAGATTTGAGGTGAGACCTATGACCCTTGGAGAGATCAAGGCTCAGATTATGTTTCAAACGAACAACGATGAGGAAGATATAGGGGATTACTTGCCCCACGTTGTGGACTATATCAACGACGGATATGACCGCATTATGACCGTATGGCAGAAGGAACATGTTCCCGGAAAAGATTATGATCGACTTTCCTTTGATGCGGATGAGCCAGAACTCCCCGAGTGGCTGCATCGCTATATCTGTGATTGGGCTACGTGGCTGGTTTACAGAAACGGAAACCCTCAAAAACAGCAGAGGGGCATGCAGTTTAGGTACGCATTTGAGGAAATGTTGTCCAGAATCGCTGGTGACGGTGGAGCAGACGGGCTTAATGCAGACGGAAGCATGAAGAAGTACAAGAACTTTATTAACATCCCGAGGTGATTTTATGGCCTATTACTCTCTACATGCCTACGATGCTGATGTATGGATCAGCAAGTTCTCGGGATTGCAGCAGTACGGTGATGGGCTGAACAACGATCCGGGGAGCGCAGTAGAAGAACAGAACGCAGAAACTCCTGCTGGAGTCCTCCAGCCTTGTGCTGCCCCGGTAATTATGCAACAGGAGTTTGCTACGAAGATTGAGACCCTTGCGCATCTTTACAGAAGATGGTACACGGGGCAGGAAGAACCGGATGTGCTTTTCGCCGCAACGAACGGAAAGCTTTTTTATTTAACTTCCAATTCAGTTGCATGGACGCAGCTTCCTTTTCCGGGAAGCATTGAAGCATACCAGAGCAATGTGTGGAGTTGGGTAAGCTATGAAATAAACCCAGAAGGTTCTTCCTCCCCGGTTGATGTGCTTTTGATAAGCAATGCAAAGGATGGCATGTTCATCATTAAGCCTCCGTACACAGCAACGGTATCTAACCCTAACTGGAAGGTCGAAGCAATTGATACGCAGGGAAAAAAGTTTGGGGTTATTGAAAGGTACGCTGAGCGTATTTGGGGCGGCGCAATACCTGACGACCCTGACATGCTGATGTACTCACGCCCCTTTGACCCAACAAACTGGACTGCCGCAGGGGATAATGAACAACCGGAGGACGGCGCAGGGAGTATCCAGCAGCCCTCTTGGGACGGGGACTCGTTCACTGCCTTAAAGTCCTTTGGAAGCCAGTTGATTGCTTTCAAGCAAAGGCGTGTCTGGAGAATCCTCGGGACAGACCCCGGCGAGTATACTTTCAAAGAACAATACGGTGGCGGTGCGCCCTACTTTAATACGATTGCCGTAGATACCGAAAGAATCTTTATGGTCGAGCGAGACGGCATGAGTTATTACGACGGGCTAAGCGTTTCTCCCGTAAACAGGGAGACCATCGAAAAGCTCTGGGATACGGTAAACAAAAACGCATTAGACCAAATGTGTGCCGCATTATTCCAGAAGAGGTATTACCTTGCTTTCCCGACCGGAACAAGCGGAACAAACAACGCCTTATTGGTCTGGAACATGGTAGACAATACACTCCTGCACTATACAGGAATTAACGTGGAAAGCTTTATGTCCACACCGGACACACTTTATGCCACAAGCTCCACCCTTCCGGGGAAGGTTTTGAAAATCAGGTATGACTCATGGAAGGTTGGCACGGCAAGTGGCGCAGCGGTAAAGTGGGTATCGCCGTGGCTGGACTTCGGATACAAAAGGATACAAAAAGGTGGCTTTGACATGTACTTCCTTCCCGAGGTCAAGACCACCGCAGTAACGCTGAAATTCTCCATTCAGACAGAAAAGAAAACAAAATCCAAGAACTACACTGTTAATCCACTTACTTCTGCTGAAATCAGCAATGGCAAGAATCATAAACAAAAGAAGCTCCACTTTGGCGGCTCCGGGAGGAGATTCCGTTTAATCATTGAAACCGAAGCGGGCATAACTTCCCCTTGGAGATTGATCGGCGGGATTCAGATGGTTGTTGAGACCGACCCGGATTAAGGAGGCAGGATGAGTACGAATTATTCCACCATCCAGCAGCACCAGCCGCTCCGGGTGCCTGAAGGGTGGGTCAAACAGGAACGGGCGCTGATTGTGCAGCTCGATGAGATATTCGACGATATCTACCGCCGCTTCGGTCGTTTGCGTTTGGAGGACATGGGCGACAAACTGAAGCAGTGGTTCTCGGATGCGGACGGCAATTTCACACAGCTTGAAACGGATGTGAGCGGGCTTACCGTGCGGGTTGGCAACGCAGAAGGGGATATTACTTCCCTGAACCTTTCTGTGGATGGGCTTTCCCTGCGGGTTGGTACGGCAGAGGGCGATATCTCCGCATTGAGCCTGACAGTGGACGGGCTGTCAGTGACGGTCGGCAACAAGTACGACAAGATCAGCGGGATCACAATTTCCTCCTCCGGGATTGATATCAGCGGCAGCCAGTATGTGAAGATTGCCAGCGGCGGCTACTTTCAGGTGACTTCCGGGAACTTCGGGATTGACAGCAGTTCTTCCGATTATGTGGTATGGTCGGGGGCGGCTACCGGGGCGAACGGTTCCTTCTCCATCAAAAAGGACGGTACGCTGTATTCCACCAAGGGAACCATTGGTGGGTTCGATATCGGCAGCACAAAGCTCTCCAGCGGGAGCGGGTCAAGCTATGTGGCCCTTGATTCCAGCGGCACTTATGCACTGTGGGCCGGGGCAGAGAGCGCTTCCTCCGCACCGTTCAAGGTCAAGAACAGCGGCGAGGTTTACTTCACCAAGCTGATTATTCAGAAAGAGACCAGCAGTGGCGGGAGCAGTTCTTACACAACTGAAGAGCTTGACCTGACCAGCAATTCAAACCGCCTGCGTGGAGGCACGATCCTTGGATGGACGCAGGCAGGCAATTCCACAACTCTTTATACAACCTATGGCGACCTGACTTTTAGCAGGGCCACTTCACTCAGCGGTGCGTGGAGTGGCGGGGTATTTACGGCAACCGCAACCCCGCAGGGGGAAACCCTCGCAACATCGGTCACGGTTGGTGCTGCTACATGGGACGGGAACACAGCAACGGTTCCTGTAAAAGCAACCATTGGTTCCAGCGCAACGCTGTATGATGTGCGGGATGTTACCGTTAATGCAACAGTACGCTACAACGCCGGGTGGGATTACGGGATCACCCAGCGGGTGGTGAGCGCACAGGCCGCCGGGAGCAGTGAGATTCCCATCAAAATCCTGACCTACGATGAGAAGTGGAAGATCAATTTCACGATCCCGGACAGTTCAGGGGTGAATCAGGTTTCCAGCTACATCGTGCAGGCACCGAGCGGAAGCACACCGACCACGGTGAACGTGGTGACCGCCGGGTGGCAGGATGTCGGCGGGACAAGACCAAACATTACGTTCTCACCGGACGGCGGTAGCGGATCATCGAAGTCGATTTATCTTCAGGTTGTCTATGTTCCCGGGACGGAAGCGTGCGATTTTACCATCAACAGCTCCTATGACAACAGTTCCTTCAGCGAGATCAAGCGGATTTACACGAAACTGAAGAAGGGGTCATGGAGCAACAACAAGATGACGGTCACCATGACGAACACGGCTGAAACGCACACATACACCACAACGGAGGTGGACGCATCGAGCATTTATTCCGCAGGACAATCTGCGGCGGGGCTTCGGCTGGACGCTTCGACCCACAAGGTGATCCGGGACACGAGCAACAGCACGAAGGAATACACGGTATCGGTCAGCGTTGGAAGCTGGTCGGGTGGGAACGCCACGGTGGCTGCGGTGCTGGGGAACACGCAGATGCAGACGGCAACGGTGAGCATCCCGGCGGCAAGCTCTTGGTCTGCGGCGTACATCGGCGTGCAGGCAGGCGACCCGAAGATGAGCGTATCGGTGAGCATCGGCGGGGCATCGAGGACAGGCACGGTGAGTGCGGCGGGAGCATACAACGCCGGTTGGAACGCCTGCATTGACGCAATGGGACTCTACCAGAGCGGCGGGGTGTATTACTTCTATAAGTATGTCAACTCCACTTACCTCTATCCTGCGCCTATGACCCCGAGCGGTCAGGGACAATGGTACAACATTGCTGCCGGGTACGGCACGATTTCAAAGAAATAAGGAGGACAACATGGAAGAGAAGAAAGTAACGATTGAGGATGTGCTTCAGGACGCAGTGAAATCCCTGAATAACATCCAGCTTCCCGTGGCGTGGAAAGGTCTTTCGGAAGAGCTTTTCCGCATTGCCTCCAACCTCCAAACATGTATTGAAGCTTTCCACAAGGAGGTGAGTGACGATGTTCAACCTCGACGGGACGAAGATTGAAGTTTCCAAGGGTGACTGGGGGATTTTCACCATTACGTTCACGGGGGACGATGCGCCAACGGACGGTACGACCGTTCGGGTGAGCCTCAAGAAAAACCCGAACAATGAGGATACGATATGGGAGAAAGACCTTCTTGTCAGCGACAGTACGGTGACGGTCGTTCTGCGGACGGAGGACACGAATATTACTCCCGGTGGATATTACTGGGATGTGCGTATCCTTTACAGTGACGGATATGTCTGCACCCCCATCGAACCGAGCCAGTTTGTAGTCGGGAAGGTGGTCGGTAATGTCGAATAATCCCGATGTTCAGGTCGCTTTCAGCGGCGAGACCCCGGATATCTCCATGACGGCTTCCCGGGCCGGGAAAAGCGTCAGCATCTCCGCAGGCCGTGACACGAGGAATGTTTCGTTCACCGTCGAAAGGGGCGGGAATATGTACGCAATCAATGTAAATACCAAAGAAAACTGGGCGACCATGACGACTTATATCCCGCAGAAAGGCGAGATTGACATCTACTCCAACCGGACAACGATTGACGAAGTGGACTACCCGGGTATCAAGATCGGGGACGGCACGACCTATGTGGTTGACCTTCCCTTCCTCGGTGACGATCAGACGGCGCTGATAATGGGGATGATAACATCGCACACCGGGAACTCTAACATCCATGTTACGGCTGAAGAGAAAGCTTTCTGGAATAACAAACTGAACTATACTCTTGACCCGCTTCAGGCAGAGACACTGGTTCTCAACCGAAATTAAAAGGAGTGACGACTATGGCAGACATTTCTAAAATTAAGCTCCCTTCCGGTACTACCTATGACATCAAGGACGCTGTTGCCCGTGCGGCTGTCGGCGGTGCGATTATTATCCGTGGAACTACCACAACCGCCCTGACGGACGAAGCGACCACGAACCCGATCACGATTAACGGAGACTCCTATACTGCCGTTGCGAACGATGCGGTGTTCTACAGCAAAAAGGAATTTGTGTTTGACGGAACGTACTGGCATGAGTTCGGAGATATGTCCGGGCTTGGTGCCTTGGCAACAAAGGATTCCGCTTCCGGTTCCTACACGCCTGCCGGGTCGGTGACGCTGGGGGACAAGGCGAAATCAACCGTTTCTCCTGCGTCCTCCGGGACAGCGACTTACACCCCGGCTGGTTCTGTGACCTTCGGGACTAAGGCGAAATCAACCGTTTCTCCTGCGGATAGCGGAGCGGCTACCTACACGCCTGCCGGGACGATTGCGGTCAATGCGGCAAGCGGGAGCGGAACGAGCTACACGCCGGAAGGAAGCGTGGCGGCTCCGACCATCAGCGTTTCCTCTGCCGGGGCTACCACAACGATCCACAACCCCACCAAGGTGACTGTGGCGAAAACGGTTGAGGCGGCGGCTCCGGGGGCAACAGCTCCGAGCAATGCGATCACGTATTACAACGTAACGAACGAAACCTTGAGCCTGTATCAGATCGGATATACCACGGGAGATTCCATCACGGTCAGCGACACCACCGTCAAAACCGGGGACGCTTCCTATACTGCTTCGGCTCCTGCCTTTACCGGAACCGAAAAGAAGCTGGCGTTCAGCGGTACCGGGGCAAGGTTGCAGACAGACAGCGAGGTTCCGAGTGCGGCGAGTTTCAGCGGAACGGGCGTAAGGCTGGAGACGGATGCGCAGATTCCCGGAAGTGCTTCCTTTAGCGGTACGGCGGCAACGATCACAGTTTCGTAAGGAGGGGTTTGAATGGCTGATATCAGCAAATTCAAAAGCCCGGACAATACAGAATACACCTTGAAGGATTCCGTTTCCCGGTTCCGGTTTGATGTGCAGACCGGAACGGGAACGGCGGGACAGGCCGGATCAAG